ACAAACTCTTTGCGAGTCTGGAATAGCACTTGATCTAGCTGAGCTTCTGCTGATGTGAAAAGAGCAGCCTGAATGTCTCTCTTAATCCTCACATAGCTAACAGCCTGCGCTGAGTTCCACATGCCTACATAGGATGTCTGCTCAGGAGTGGCAATCTTATCCAGAAGCTCAGAAGACATTCCAGGATAGTCATTGATATATAGGCCGGAAAGAGGCTGACCAATAGTGCAGCCCTTCAATCCAATGTAGTCTTGCAGGCAATTCATGTCACAAAGTTAAGGATTATCAGCACTCCCGATGATAGGTGCTGTGATGCGGAAAATCTTGTTTGTCAGTGCTACCCAAGCTCCAAGAACTTGACCTAGAATGAACATCAGCACCGAATCTGATTGGCTTACCTTCTCAATCTTATATAGCCAGCCTACACCTATCAGAAGCCCTACAAGCACTACTGTTGCGCATGTATAGGCATAAACTTGCATGCGCTTGCTATATAGGTTTGAACTCACAGACCCGGGAATAGCCCCTTCAGCAGGCCTCCTACGAACTTGCCTCTTCGCTCTGCTCTGTCCGCCTTTTGCGTCTTCTGCTGATTGCATGAATCGAGATAAAGAGCTGTTTTAGCGAGTGCTTTACTTTGCGCATTAAGGCTATCAACTTCTTGCTCAAGGTTAGCCATGCGGAAGACAGCACCCGCTGCCCATTGCTCACTCTCTTCAATATGCTTTTGAATTTTCTCATGGGCAATTCTGGTAGTGTATATGTCTCCACCAATATATATAGCAAAAGCCAAAAGTATCAGTGCGCCTTCCTTACTTATGCTCATTTTAACAGCTTTTTAATTTCGTAGATAATCTTTTCGTAGCCAGAGATATGCACAACCTTGCCATCAATCAGGTCAATTACAGGACTGCTTAACTTTTTATGGATGTCAAAAATGATGACACTAAACCTATACATCAGCAGCCAAAACCAGCCATGAGCATAAACCCAAGCCTCAAATTCCCCAAAAGTACTTGTGTCTGGGTTGCTTAGTTTAGTCAGTATTATTGCTCCGTAGGCCGGAGTGTCATGCATTAGCTTAATCAATTCTTCTTTTAATTCTGGCTGCATATCAATAAGTCCAGATGACTTGTTGAGGCTTAGTTGGATCACAATCACAATGGATGAATCCACTGTCCACTCCAATCCTGTTTATACCGGACTTTATCAGCGCATTGATGATGATGAACCTAGCTGCTCCATCATTGCAATGTATGTCTGCTGCCCATCCCTGGCAATGGCTGCTCTCCTTAACTCCACCAACTTTGGCATTATGAGCTTCAGTCCTGTAACCAGAGTTAATCTTGAAAGGAATGCCAGCAATGCTACGGGCATTGTCTAGCCTCTGAAGAAATTCAGGCTTCATCTTAGCTCCACTGCCGGGAGCATCGGGTGAATCGAACTCAGCAAGTTTGAAGTGCTTTAGTTGCATCTTACAAAGTTATTTAATCCTTTTGAATTTCTTGGCAGCACTCTTGACTGACTTCTTCTCTGCCATTATCTTCCTTGTCCAATGTACTTTTTCTGATTGCCATCTTTAGGCCTCCTAGACTTTCGGTGCTTCCCTTCTCTGCGCTTTCCGAAGCTGACCTTAGCCTGAGCTGCGCCTCCCTTTGATTTTGATTTTTTATCTGGCATTTTTGTATAACCTAATGCAAGTTAGTGACTGACTTCAAGTTATTTGATAGGTTTGGCAATATTTACAAAAGCCATGACCACAATGACAGAGCAACATGGTATGAGACTGGAAATGCTCTGGAAGACCAATTCATAGAGAAACATGGCAAAGACCTAGGCTACATCAAGAATCCGGAAAAGATTACTGATGTAATGGCTGTTGACTTGGTAGACATATACAAGAAAAAAAAGGCTGATCTCAAGACCTTAAATAGCCCACTTTTTATTGCACAAAAAAAATATAATCTAGACCCAAGGTTTCTGGTCACATTCACAACTAAAGACAAGGCCAGATATAATGCCATCCACAAGAATATTGACATTGTCTTCTGGATTGATTGGAAGGCAGTGCGCATGGAAGGCCTTTATTATTCAATCTCTATTGAACATCTATATGGTGTCTTTGTGATTAGCCTTGAAGACATCACCATGCTATGTGAGACAGCCATCCTGCACAATAATCCTAGCCGGGTTGATGTGGCTAAGAACTCAAAAGCTACTTACTTACTTGATGTGAGGATGCCTCAGTTCACCAGATTAATATAAATATCAAATATTTTTTGCAGATATATTTTTAATGGTTAGGTTTGCACAAAATCTAACCAATATGAAAAATAATAGTAAAATCAGCATTGACTTAGAGACCTATAATGAGTTTCTAAGTAAAAAACAGAAAACGCATATCCTTTCAGGATTTGAAGTTGACAAGTCTATTTTGAATGATAGACTCTTCGATTTTCAAAAGTTTATAGTTCATAGAGCATTAAAGGCAGGCAAGTATGCAATATTTGCTGACTGTGGGCTTGGTAAGACTTTAATGCAACTTGAATGGGCTTACAGGGTTTCTGTTGAAACAAATAAGCCTGTTTTAATTTTAGCCCCTCTTGCTGTTTCTGGGCAAACCATAAAAGAAGGGCATAAGTTTAATATACCTATCTCTAAATATGATGGAAGCTCATTCCCTATTCAAATTACAAACTATGAGCAGCTTGATAATATTGATTGTTCAATATTCTCCGGAGTTGTACTTGATGAAAGCTCAATCCTAAAAAACTTTGAAGGGAATACTAAAAAGCTCATCATAGACTCTTTTACAAAAACACCATATAAGCTAGCATGTACAGCCACTCCTAGCCCTAATGACCCTATGGAGTTAGGAAATCATTCAGAGTTCTTAGATGTAATGAGCAGGAATGAAATGTTGGCTATGTACTTTGTCCATGATGGCGGTGAGACAGCTAAATGGAGATTGAAAGGACATGCAACTAAACTATTCTATCAGTTTGTCGGTAGTTGGGCTATTATGCTTAATAAGCCACATGATATAGGCTTTTCTGCTAATGGATATGATTTGCCTCTTCTTAACTTACATGAGAGACAAATAAAAACACCAAAGAGAGACAATGGTAGTCTATTCAATGATGCTATTATTTCTGCCACAAACTTTAACCATGAGCTTAGAATTACTAAAAATGAAAGGCTTACAGAAGCTGCCAATATTGCTAATTCAAGTGATGAGAACTTTATAATATGGATCAAGCAGAATGAGGAAGGTGAGCTATTAAAGCAGTTAATACCTGGCGCAGTAGAAGTTAAAGGTTCTGACTCTCCAGAATATAAAGAGAAGATGCTTTTAGGATTTGCCAATAATGAGTTCAGAGTACTTATAACAAAGACTAAAATAGCTCAGTTTGGTCTTAACTATCAGAATTGTAGGAATCAAATCTTTGCAAGTCTTGATTTTAGCTTTGAAGGTCTATACCAGGCCATTAGGAGGTCATACAGATTCGGTCAGAAAAACGAGGTAAATATTTATCTGATAACTACTGACACAATGCAAAATGTAAATCAATCAATCAATAATAAGCAAAAACAATTTGAAATCATGCAGAATGAAATGAGCGAAGCAATAAATGCTAATCTATCTGGTAATATGTTACAAACAGCGGATTACGATATATCATCTGAATCTAATGAATGGTACACTATTAAGAGAGGAGATTGCATAAAATTGATTACAGAAGTAGAATCTAATAGTGTTGGATTAAGTGTTTTTAGCCCTCCTTTCGCTGAACTATATACATACTCAAACCATATTGAGGATATGGGGAATTCAAAAGACTACAATGAGTTTTTAAGTCAGTTTGGATTCCTTGTTAAAGAACTATATAGAGTATTGATGGATGGCAGAAATGTAGCTGTTCATTGCATGGATTTACCTATTCAAAAAGGGAAGGAGGGTTTCATAGGTCTTAGGGATTTTAGCGGAATGATTCTAAATCTATTTGAATCTGCAGGATTCATTTATCATTCAAGAATAACAATATGGAAAGACCCTGTAGTTGAAATGCAAAGAACTAAGGCACTGGGTCTGCTTCATAAGCAAGTAAAAAAAGATAGCACAATGAGCAGAGTAGGAATCCCAGACTATGTGATGGTGTTTAGAAAGGATGGTGAAAGAGAAAATCCTGTTACAAATACAGATTTATCAGTTGATCTTTGGCAAAAATATGCATCTCCTGTTTGGATGGACATTGACTATGGGAATACACTTCAAGGATATAGGAATGGCAGAGAAGATAATGATGAGAAACATATATGCCCTCTTCAACTTGATACTATTGAAAGACTGATACATCTTTATTCAAATAAAGGAGACACAGTTCTAACTCCATTTATGGGAATTGGCAGTGAAGTCTATCAAGCTGTCAAAATGGAAAGAAAGGCAATAGGCTTTGAACTAAAGGAAAGCTATTTTGATTTAGCAAAGTCAAATGTAAAGTCAGCCATAAGCCTTAAATCTCAATTATCTCTGTTCTAATTTAGAAGCCATTCGGGGCTTTTTTTATTTTATGCCTGCTCTGCCTATCTCCTTTGCAGCATCATACTGCTCTTTGCTAACAGGCCAGAGCTGATGTCGGCAATTATAGCCTCCACGATAGATGAATATTGTGCTGCTATTAGTTCCAGACATGCGCCCTTGCCAGCCTTTTAGGTTAGCCCAATTCTCTACTTCGCCTTTGGTAAAGTAACGGCCTGTCCTTGCATGGCAGAAGCTCCTTGTGTCCTCAATGATAGTACCGGCATAGAGATAGTATTCAACATCAAGGTCATCAGCAATGGTCTGGATATATTCAGCATTGAAGGTCATCACAGCATCATTGGTTGTCTGCTTGATGTACCTATTTAGGAATGGAGCATCTTGTGGACTGCCCTCAATAAACTTGCGCAATGTCTTATTCAGCTCAGACCTTGTGCCTATTCCGCTGATGTTATCCTTCAGTACCTCCTGAATAGCTGTGCCAAAGTTGTTCCTAATGCCTGCACCTAGCAGTGCCTCCTTAGTAGTCGCTATGTTGGTCTCAAGGATAGCCTTGTAAAGCTCAGTCTTTGGACTAAAATTGTCCAAAATTGTGCTGATGTACTCATTGCTAAGCTCAGATAGCATCTCAAAGCCCTTAATGACCTCAGCTACCTGAGTCTGGTAAAGGCTATTGTTGACAATAGTGTCAGCAATGTCCTTCTTTAGCTTGATCATCTCCTTGAGAGTCTTAGCCCTGTCTTTAGCATCAAGGCTAAGATTGCTGGCTAAGTCAATCACCTGGTCAGTGAGCTTGGCAAATACTTTAGGCAGCGCATTGTCCATGCGCTTCTCTATGGCTAGCTGAAGCTCTTGAATTTTCTTGATTAACTCTGCCTGCCTCTCATCCATATTAGATGCCTGCTGGCATTATAGGCACTAATCCTGCTTGAATCTGAGTCATCTTAGCAGCAGCAAGAGCATAAACATCAGCTCTCTGCTGTGTGATTGGCTTATCATACCAGGTTGCATCCTCATCCACTAACTGCATGACGAACGCAGGAAGGTTTGCGCTCAGTATGTAATCCAGCTGAGTGCATCCATTTGATGAGAGTAGCACTGTCTTCTCATCGGTGGTCTTGAATGGCAATGGGTCAAGTTCAGACAGAATCTTCATATAAGTCTTCTGGATGCTATTTTCTCCATACAGCTTCTCCACATAGTCCTGCTCAATGCCAGAAGTAATGAGTGGATTAAACTTGCCAGACATTGCCTTGGTCAACTGGTCAGCAATCATGTCGGCAGTGGTCACATCAAAGTCAGTAGGCACAGTAATCTGAGGCAGTGCAGCCTGTACCTTGTCGCTGTCCATAAGGGAGGAGGCAAAGAGGCTGTTATACCTCTGAAGCATGATGTGAAAGCAGGCCTTCCGGTAGATGGTAGCCAGATGCACAGTCACTGAGTAGCAGAATGTGTTCAGTTCCTTTCTATCGTACTCCTTAGCTATGCCTGACTGAGCAGCAGGGATTTGAGAGAGCAGCTCAAGGCCAATAGCCTTAAAGCCTTGGAACTCTTTCTGCATGATGTCCTCCTGAAACAGTTTGACAGTCTCAGTAGGCCTCTCAATGTAGCCTGCCGGAGGCACAGGAGGCACAAGTGGATTAGGATTGACAGCACTTACTCTGTCAATGTTTATTTCCATCAGGCCGAATGGGCTAGCTGAAGCTCTACCTGAACCTGAGCAGTCATTGCAACTTACTCTCTCCTCCTTGCGATTAGTGCGCTGCCCTGTGCCATTGCATGTCTTACAAGGAGACATCTTCAATGCCCACTTCTGAGGCAGGGCATGCATTGCCCAAAGTATGTTTAGGTCATCAGTCCTGAATAGCACTTCATTCCATGCAGGAAGGCAAGGAGCAAGCACCGAATCAAAGACTAACTGACCATCTTCTTCTTCATAAATGATATTACCCACCTTAATGGCAGGCAGATAGCCAAAGGAGTAAGGAATTACAAAGACTTGGAATGGCTGGTCATAGGTGTAGCTATTGACTTGCCTAAACAGCATCAGGCCTTCAGTGGTAATGGCTAAGAACTGATCCCACTTCTTGCGGTTCATGTCCATGTAATCCTCCACTTTGGTGATTACATAGTCCTCACCCTCCCAAATCAGGTCTTCAGACTCTATTGTCTGTGGATATGGCTTAGTCCAATCAAGTGTAGTGACTGCTGTTGGATTCTTGATGAACTCCTCAAAGTCTGGTAGAATAGCAATGACAGCATTGGCATCTTGCAAGTAAGTCTTTAGGAAGACATTAAAAAGCCATGTCTCAAGACTACCATACTTTGGCAGCTCATTCTCCACATAATGCTCCAAGGTGTTATTCTGAAGCCCAATGCGCTCAGCAATGCCTGTCTTCTTGAAGTCATTTTCAAAAGTGATTTTGAAGTCATCAGCCTGCTGAATCTTTTGCAGGAAAGTGAAAACTCTGCCTGTGGCTGTGGTGGTAGGAGCTTGCCACCTCTTTTTGCGATACTCCTTCATCCAAGGTTCTTCCGATGGATGCTGAGTGTGAAGGAGTCTTTCGGGGTATTCATTCTCAAAATGATACTCCAATTCTTCGGCTTTCTCACGAGCGCATTCAATGTACTCGTGCTTGCCTTCCCGAACTTTTCGGTCTAGCAGTTTTGATAGTAATACCCCGATTAACTCTTCCATTTAATTAGCAGGCTGCGATTGTCAAAGTAACTTCTTGCTGACCGAAAACACAACCATATGCGTTGGTAACAGTCACAATGAAGCTATAAGTACCGGCAGTGGAATTAGTCCAAGTAACCACTCCTGTTTCAGAATCAATCACCAGGCTAATGCTGCTCAATGGGTCGCTTTCAGAAGTTGCTTCTACTGACCACACCAGAGCAGGTGCGCCAGAGATTGCGCCTACATTAAGCACAGCAGCCATAGTAACTTCTCCGGCTGATGAATCATCGCAAGTTGACCAGGTAAAGCCTGTGAAGTCACCTGAAGCAGAGATGATGTAATACAGACCCTCAAGGAAAGAGTCAGTGTCAAACTCATAAGGCAGAGGATTCACCTTGCTCACCCAGTTGACAGTCACCTCAGCCATCTGATAGGTGTTCAGGTCAGCAGTGATGATTGGGTCACCAATCACAGTCACATAGTAACCGGAAGCATCCCAGATTCTTCCTGGAGTGAAATAGTAGAAGTCATAGTTCTGAGCTGAAGCAAGGATGTCATTGTAGAACTGCACATTGTTCTGAACTACACCTTGCATGTCTTGGTAAGTCAAGGTATGAGTTTTAGCAAGTGCCTTAGTGTTCTGCATTCCACGGCCTGCAACAGTTGCAGTGTCAGGTTTAGGCTTTTCACCGGAAGTGTTGAAAATCAGGTAAGCCTCGCCATTGAGATAGCGGTCATATAGAGCTGCAATCCAATTATCAGCAGTAGATTTCTCTACACTTGAAAGAGCAGCTGACTTGCGCACATAGGCAACAGCTACAACTTTATTCTGAAACTCTGGATCGCAGAGGAAGTTCTGGTAGCACCCTACATCAGGGCATGTTAGTGAGAAAATTGACATGGTATTAGCAAGTTAAACAACTTGAGTTTTTAGGCTGGAAGCCTTGGATAAGTGCCTGAAACTTGACTTGCGCCAATGTCTCAAATGAGCTTTGCGTAGTGAAATCTTGAATGGTGGCTACTTCAATATCTCCCTTCACAAATATTGGTTTCTGATTCCAGACTAAGTACGGATGTCGAGTGGCATCAACAAGCGCAAGCTGAGTCTCTTCATCTAGAAAATCCGAATGCAAATCTACTGATAAATCTTGCTTATTCTGAGGTCGCTTATGGACACCATTGCTCTGCCTGTATAGATTCTCCTCTATCACAGGCTTAGCCCCTCCACCATTAAGACCTATCCTTACCTTCTGCTTCCAATCTGAGATGTACTCAAAGCCCTCTGCCATGCTGTTGTTGTCACTCCAAAACTCAAGCATTGTGCTGAAGCAGTCAGAGGCATCAATGTTGATGATGTTGCTTAGTGAGTAGAGATAGTAGTTGTCATTGCAGACGCATTCTTGGGCAGAAGTAGTCCAGATGTCTTCAATTATAGAGGCATCAACATCACCAATGTAAGACTTCATTGAGTAGCTGGCATTGCATCTCACATTGTAATCCCAGGTAAAGGTGAAATAATTAGCCTCACTATTGTAAAAGGCAGTCATTCCTGGAATAGTATTGGCAAAATTGACAATATCAGTCTCAGTTAGCCCCTCAACAGGAATATAAGTTGCGAATCCTTCAACCAGAACTGAGCTGGTTTCATCATAGATGCCAAAGCATAGGTAATTAGGTGAAGCTGCATTGATTGTGGCTAGAAATGTCGGTGCATCAATCAGGTAGAAAAACTGAAGGTCACAAGTAGTTACAGGAGGCTGATACATGCCTAGCCGATAGCATCCGGTTGCAACTGCCGGGATGGTCACTGAGGCATACATCTGGCTAAAGCAGCCTGATGCTAGATAAGCTGAACCGATGTTCTGAATAAATTGCCCATCTTCTTTGAATATGCCCACTTGTGCAGTCTCTTTGCCAATCAAGTTTGCCTCATCCATTGGCACATTGAATTGCCATTGATCACCTGGTATGGCAGGCATAGCATAGAACTCAGGACTCACATAGCAGCCGTAGTTAAACTCGCAGAAGTCATAGTCATACCACTCACCATAAATCCATTGAGTGGAGATATTCGGTGCATATGGCAGTTGTTCAGTGCTTACATAAGCTCCAAAGTAGCTGAAGTCAGTGCTTCCTGATTCATTGACAAACCTTTGCCAAATCCATGCGCCATCATAGCGACCTATGAACAAGAAGCTCCTGTCATCTCTTGAGAGCAGGCAGAAGAATCTGTTGTAGGTATCATAGGATGGGCTTAGTGTATAAGTCCAGCCATCTGGTGCAGTGAATGTATTGAAGTAGTCATCAATCAAAGTCATGTCAGACTCACCAATGGAG